GTCGCTTGCTGATCGAGGGACTTAAACGCGGTCTCATAACCCCGTTTGGGCCAAATGGGCAGGCATCTTAATAATTTTGATGCTTGCGGTCTAATCCATCCTTCACACTCTCATCCGTCGCGCCAGCGGCTGGATTTTGCCCCCGGATTGGCATCCACTGCGTCCCGTTCCATTGCAGGGGTTCCCCCGTTTGCGGGTGAGCGGTCTTGGTCCCAACCGGGATCGCGCCCATGTTTGATCCGTACTGCTTGAGGATATCGGTGAACCTGTGAACACCGTTGTTGCCGCCGAGCGCGTTGGCTTCTTGCGTCACTGGTGCTGCCGCCCCGCCTTGTCCGCCGTTCATAAGCTGTCGGGTGCGTTCTGTGATGAAAGCCTCGCGGCTTCCGCCATGATCTTTGAAGTCTGTTCCGTCCGTGCTCCAATACCCGGCCTTGTCCTCGGCCTCGGCTTTCGCACGTTCTGCCGCTTGAGCGTACTCCATGCCTTTGCCATAGCCGGTGCCGGACATTTCCGCTTGGATGATACCTTGCCCCTGTGCACCAAAACCGCTGTCATTCATTGCAGCCTGAACCTTGCCCCAGTCCGTGGTTTTGATGAGGGTCTGCGGATCTTCAATGGTGTGGGCGGACTTGGCCATATTGAACACCTGTTGCGGTGTCATCTGCTCTTTGGTGTTGAACTTAGATTCACCGGCCATGCTGCGGAGCGCGGTTTCCAGCCCCTGCTTCACGCTGACCTCGATGAACTTGCGGCGCTGCGCCACGTCTCGCGGATAGCGTTCCCGCGCTGCGGCATCGATTGTCGCCATTTTGAGGACGGCCTGTTTGGAACGCCACGATTGCGGCAGTTCCTGGCCGGAGGCTTGCTTATACAGCCCCGCCGCGACGTCCACATCTGCCGGGTGCTTGGCGTTGGCCAGCATGTTCCATGCCTTGTCTTCAAGCTCTTCCTGGCGCTTTTTGTGGTTCATTGAGTTTTCAGAGTATCGCTTCAGCGCCATCGCGCCGCCGCCTTCGACCTTAGCCAGCTCTTGAATGACTCGATCATTTCCCGGCGCACCGCCTGGATTGAACCCTGGGGTGCGCGCGGCCTGTCGGTTTGGGTCTTGTGTCGGTTGGGAACCACCGGCAGACACGGTACGCAGTTTCGACTCAGGCGCTGCGGCTGGCCCTTGAGCCGTAAACCCGCCCAATGCACTGCGCACGGCGCGATCCGTGTTTACGTTCACGTCATGTGCATAGCGACTGCGAAAGCCTTGCTCTTCTTGGCGTGCATCTTGGTTCTGCGCGCGCTGTTGCGCCTGGGCCTGTAAACGGCCCTGTGTGACCGGATTGTCTCGGATATACTCGACCATGATACGGCCCCCTTAAACGTCTGGGTTTTTCCACTCTTTGTAACGGCTGTCGCGGCTCTTATCTTTTTGATCACCGGCGATGAAACTGGAGAGAGACCCCATCACAGAGCCTGTCATGGCCGCATTGGCGACGTCGGCGCTGGCCTGTGCATCTGCACCTTGAGGAATTGTGCCGGCAATGCGCACGCCAGTATTTGCATCATACTGCGCACCGGTCATGGAGGCTGAGTTTGAGCGCGACGAAAGTGTTTGTGCGGCTTGATCGGCTCGACTGATATTGTTGCTCACGGCTTTGTCATAATAGTCGCCATCCGCACCATTGATGACGGCGACACCGGCACGACCGGCTCCACGCAGACCGGATGCCGCAAGGCTATTACGCGCGTTGCGCGCGGTGCTCTCCCGCCCTGATTGCTGCTCCGGCGTCAGCTTGTAGGGATCTCCAGCGACGATTCCGCGCAAATAATCCGTTGCAGGCTGCCCTTGCGCAATGATGGTGTTAAAGCGATCCTGTGCCGCATCGTTCCCGGCCTTGATCGCATCGGCCTGAGATTGATATCCCTGGGCAACCGTCTGAGCGGCCTTCTCGTTAGCATTTCCAGCGATTGACGCGCCAAGAACATCACCGCCAAGGCTTACGGCTGCATTCATCAGATTGCTATCGAGTCCACCGCCACCGCCGCCCGTGAAAAAGTCAGTTGCGGTGTTTACAATACTGCTGAGCCAGCTCATGGTTTTGCCCCCTTTTTCGAATAGAGTACGCGCCAGTCTTTTTGCGCGACCGCGCAACCGATCACCCACGACATCGGCTCAAGAATAAGCCGCACCAGTTTCCCAATATAATTCTGCTGCGCTCGTCTGCCGAGCTGATAGGCCAGCTCTTCCGCGCGGTTTCGGGCAATCGGTTCCATAAAGCGCACCGCCATGTGACCGATCAGGTCGCTGCGGCGCATCAGTCGGACATATGGAATGGCCCAGTAGTGGTATCCCCGGACTGTTGTCGGTGAGGCATGATGAGCGGTATACTCCAGGTCCGCGCGCCACAGCACTTTGTCCATGAGCCCAATACGCATCATGTGGGTGCAAATCACGCGAGAGCTTCCATCGCCGCCGCCTCCAGAGCCGTTGTTTCCCCCAAGACCGGAACCTTCCTGAGCGTCGTTGTCAGACCCATCCTGTGCAGACCCTGCACCGGTATCAGACGCGTTGTCTGCACCACCATCAGCGTCACTATCGCCGCCAAACGCATCATTTTGGGCGTCGTTTTCTGCTGCTTGCGCATCGGCTTGTTCTCCAGCCGAGGAAATCGCCGCGGGCCCGTAGTCGCCAAGCGGTCCTTCCCCTGATCCGCCATAACCGGGAGCACCACCAGTACGGTGATCGTTATCCATGATACTTTCGATTTGTTCTTTAGCGTTATCAGCACTAAAGCCAGACTTAGCGCTATCCCATACGCCCATATTTCCGAGCCCAACAGAATTCCGCGCGCTGTTTACCGTGCCTACATTACTGAGGCCCTGAAACGCCCCAGCAGCCATACCAACGGGCATGCCGGTGACGCCCCCAGCTAGAGAAGCGAGCATCATTCCACCGCGCCCAATGTCTACGATGTCATTGAGCGCTTCAGATGGATCTGCATATGACTTTTTAGTTGCTTCATCACGGGGCGTTTTGTCACGGTCGTCTCCATCTCCCGCCCTGACATTTGCAAGTGGGTTTACTCTTTGCCCACCAACAGATGGATTCGTTGCCGGAGATGAAGCCGCTATAGGAGCCCCATATCCAGAGACTTTACGCAGGCCAAAGCCCGGAGATCGATTGGTGTTATAACGCAACGCCGATACAGGGCTGCGGATATCATCGTCAGATACAGCCATGGCCTACACCCTGAACTGCTGGTTTGCGAGAACGCTTTGCGGCCCCATGATTGGGGGCTGTTCTTGCGGCACCGGCGCTCCGCCACCCATATCATCGCCGTCACCATCCGCGTCATTGTCAACGAATGGCTTAAAGGCTTCACCAATGAACGGCCAAGCTTTTTGAACAATGATGAAAAACTGCGGGTTGTTGTCGATCACGTCATCGAGAATTTTCATCTCTTCCGGACTCAGTGTGGCCAAACCTTGATTGAACTGGTCTTGCATGTGTCGGTCTCCTACTGGGGCCGGATGGCCATGACGTCGAATGTCACGCTGTTTCCAGCACCTGGTGCGGCTTGCAGCGTGATGGTGACTTTGTCTGTTGCTTTGGTGCATATATCCACGTCTCGCGACCCTGCGGCCGGTGATCCGACCTTTGCCGTTGGCATGGCCGTAACGTGATAATTTATGTCTTCTAATGCCGCCGTGAACGTGACATCCCCTGACGTCGCTGCGTCTGCAATAGTGACGCTTCCAGCCTTGACCGCATCCAACCGAACGCCGTTGGACGTTGCAAGTGATAAGGCTGTGTTTGCTGTTTCTTGAGCCGTTGCAGCCGTTGCGGTGGCTGGGTCAACGATATCCTCCAGCGAGGTTAGCGATGCCTGGGTAGCGTAATACCCAACTGTCACCACTGAATTATAGAAGGCCCACAACCACTCGATCAGAGCTTGCACAGTTCCTTCATCTGTCCGGCCACTTGGCATATTTGGAGGGGGAGGAGGAACTTGTCCGGCCATCTCTTACCCCATACGCGTCAATTGTGCCTGCATGGAGACCAACTCAACCTTGCAGCCATCCGTCACGTAATACTCAAATTGCCAAGCGTGAGCGCAGCCGAACCCACCGAATTCAATGTTCATGGTGCGATCACCAGCCTTGCCCAGTCCTTTGGATTTCCAGCGTGTTGGCTTTCCATTGTCGCGGATGGCGCGGATCGAAATCACAGGATCGGTATCGTTTGATCCGACCACACCGCGCCGCACGCGCATGCGCAGGTTATCGACACGGACCTCGCCCCACTTGTCGATATGCCCTGTCCGCCCGAGCATGCGTTGGGTTTGTCCATCATTGGTGTAGGTATTCGGATCAAGTTCCAAGATCTTGCCGTTTCCACCGACAAATTCCCGCCCCCACATGCGGTAATACGACCATCCAGGCCAGCGCGTCGGGGTGCCAATGTCATCGTCCCAGCCAAACAGGTTGAACCATCTCCGTTGACGATAATCATGAAGGCATGTCACGCCCTTCGTTCCATAGCTGTTGGTGGCGTTGGGCATTTGCAGAACAATGAATTTTTGACCCTGCGTGTGAAACAACGACGCCCACGCTTCGGTCCAATCATCAATATCTTCCATGGACAAATTGATCGCATCACTGGCCACGTCTGAGACTTGCCCTGCAAAGCGGACAAACTCTTTGTCTTTATTGATGACCCATGCCCCATTATCCGCCGTTACCAGCGTGTAAGGGGCAAAGATGCCCTCGCCTACAGCCCAGCGTCGAAAGAACGGCGTTGTTCCGGATGGCAATCGTTCGTACTGCTCGATGCTGTCTATGCCGCCGATCAGCAACTCTCTGCGCGGCGTCACCGCAAGGGCATTTGCATCATCGGGACGGCTTTCCGCGGCGAACACATCAAGCGGGTCCCAAATTCGCGGCGTTCCGGCCTGGGCGTGATAAAAGCGCCCGCTCCCTGGTTCGATGGCTATAACGTAGCCGTCCACATACCCGACGTGAGTGGAATCAGGTGCGTCTTTAGAAAGGATTTCCGTTGTCGTTCCGGCGAGGCGCGTAATCGGTCCGCCAGCCGCCGTCATCAGTTCATCATCAGTTCTGGAAAAGGTCGGGCGCTGCCCACCGCTCACGGGGACGCCCGTAACATTTGTCGATGTTCCGTCTCGACCGACACGATAGGTGTTGCCATTTGAAACAGCGACCAGATCCCCCTTCCATTCATGAAGGTACGTCGGCGCGTTTCCATCCAGGTCGCTAAAATCCTTGAGCCCTGGGAAACGAACATGGGCCCCGTTTTCAGCCTGAAAGCAGTTTTCCAACGCTGCGTTGCTGTTGGTCAAAATGGTTTCAGGAACATTCTGAAATAGCTTTGAATTTAAGGGGATATCCTTCCAGGCGCTCGGCATCAGTCGATCACCGTCTCGGCGTGGACAATCCACTCATAGGTTTTGGCTGCTTCTCCTGTGACTTGAATTTCGATCTCCGTTCCGCTGGCCGCAAAGTCTGCCGCCAAACCAACCGCGGACTCAACCGCTGCCGTTGGCGATGCTGTTGCCCCAAGAAGCGCTGCGTTGACAGGCGTGAGCGTTCCGTTCACCAGGGCCGACCCACCAAGACCGTCCGTGACTTCTTCGTTGTTTTCAAAGGTCCCAACAATATCGCGCAGAGTCAGCGTTCCAGACGCACCGCCATCAGCATCAGCGACGATCCGCGCCGTGGCCCCGCCAGTAGCCCCCGTCAACGTATCGCCAACGGTAAAGTTGGCCGTTTGTGCGTCATAAGCAAGCGTGCTGCCTGGGCGTCGTACAGGACGTGCGATGTGGTAAACCGCATAGCCTTCGCCATCGCGCTGGTTGGCGATCACTTCAGCGCGGATATGCCCGACTTGTCCTGGTTCAAGATCAACGCTCCAGGCCTTGGTTGGGGTTGCGTCAGACGTAACACCGGATGATCCCGGCTGGTTGCCATTGATGGTGCGCTGGCGCGTCCATTTGGTTCCGTCGCCGGAAATCGTCACAAGGCTGTCTTCAACGCAATCGCGCACCACGAGGTTGTTTGTCGGCAATGTTAGGGTGAAATCGACATCCGATATTTCCATGCCGTCGAGGATCACGTCCTGACAGGTGTCGGTGAACGTCGCCGCACCACCACTCAATGAGCCGCCATTAAAGTAGAGCCCGATCACGGTGTTTTCTGATTTGGCCGAAACGTCGCTGTTATCTGCTACAGCAAAATCTGTTGTGTTTGCGGTCCACCAGCACCCCACAAGCGACGTGAACCGAGCGCCGTTGATATTGATTGAGACACCCGTGTTGCTCTCAAATCCCACGTCGATGATGGTGTTGTGCCAGCATTTCTTGTCAACGTATGAAAACTCTACTCCAGCTACGGTACAGAGATCGACCACCCCACCAGTCCAGGCGTTATTGCGGAACTCATCTCCATCGCCCCCCCCGCTTGCATCGTTATCGCCATGCAATTTGGCGCCGGTGTCACAATTTGAGATATAGAGGTCATACCATTCTGCTTTTCGACCACCTTGCATGTGAATTCCGGTCACAAACCGCTTGATGGTGGATGCCTGAATTCTGATTTCATCCTTAGCCTTCGCATACAGCCCGACAGACCCAACCTGTAGATTCACGCCATCGATGGTGATATGCGCAAGCCCCGCTTCGCTCCCCCCGATTGTGATGACGTTTGATGCTGATTGAGACTGTAGCGTTGTTGCACCATGACCATGACCGACCAATCGCACGCCACCAGACAACGTCACAGTTGTAAATTCAAACGTTCCCGCAGGAATGACCACATCGCCGCCGCCATTAGCCGCGGCAACGCCGATAGCCGTGGTCAATGTGGCATTGTTGGTGCTGCTGGACGCATCAGGGTCACTCGTCGGTAGGAACACGCCATGATCTTCGACGTGAACAACCCGCGCAATGACGTCAGAAAGCGTCCGTGGTTGAGAACCACCGGTTGCCGTGATCAATGCAGCGCTTGCGTCTTGACTTGCCAGCGATGTCAACGGCGGTCGAGAAACGCCAGTCTGATCTGTGCTGTTGATATCCAGATAAAAAGCGCTGTCAGTGTAGAGCGGCGCGGAGAACTTACCGTAACTCTCTCCATTAATCGTCTTCGTTTCAAGAACCTGCGGATTGCTAGCTGAAACAGTCAACGCCTCGTCTATATAAAGGTTAGATTTGGTCGTTGTGCCAGCCTGATAGACCGAAACTGTAGCGGCCGCAAACCCCTTACTCCAAACATCAAATAAGCTAACATTCACAGCTGTCATATCAAAAATCCAAACATTTTCAGCGGTCCTCTGGCGGTAGGTTTTCAAACATTTAGTTCACCTGCGCATTTGCTTCGGCGACATTAGAGCCGCCCGTGTATGCCTTGACGGCGATGGAATACGCGACCGACCCGGTAAATGCTGCGTCGATGATCTTCACACCGTTGGCGCACGCAATGGCATGCGTCCCACACACGATTGTGGTTGCGCCAAGCGTCGAGGTTCCGGTTTGATCAGGGACCATACCAAGATTGCGGCGATGGTTTCAACCATCGCATCAAACGGGGCCGGCAAGATCTCCACCACGCCGATCTGCGCAAGTTCTCCGGCGCTGAGCCGATCCACCGCGCCAAGCGTGTCGACTTCGGCCACTTCGCGGGCGTAGCTGCCCGCCGGGGTTTCAACACCGGAACGACACGATTCAGGCATAACGCCCGCTAGGTCTTGGGTTTGAAATTTAAAGTTTTTCATGATGCATCCTCCTCATCGCGCCGTGTTCTCCACAGAGCCATTAGGCTGGCCGATGGCAAAACCAAAGTAAGGCATTCCGCTTGCGTTTAACGAAGCTCGTGAACTCCGATGTTTGCTGCCAACAGAATACAAGTCGATTGTGTTGCCTATACCGTTAACAGGTTCGGCTGCTGAACTGTGCAAGGCAAGATCATTTGCGTTTCCTGGATTGTTTGGTGTGCGGGCCGCGTCGAATAAAGTCCAGCCGAATGTTGCGGCATCTTCTTTCTGCATATAAAGAGTCGGACTAACGCCAATATTGTTAAAAGTTCCGTCAGCGTTTCCGTTACCAACGGAACTAAACAGCTTAATAAAATCACTCTCGCTCAGCGCTAGGTAATCATAGGTATCCGTCGGCGCTGCACTCTCAATGTCAAAGGAGTTTGCCGTGATGTTCTTAATCCGCGTTAGGACTGTAGGTGCCGCCATCGTGTTTAATTTAGCAAGCTTGCCAACTGTGAAATAAGGATGATGCACATACACATCGCCATTCGCGCGAGGAAATAAAATGATAAACGTATCAGCCCCAAGACTGTGAGTGACCGTTGTATCTCCGGCACCATTAGTATGTGCTTGCGCCCCCGCAGCCGTTCCATATGCCGCGCCAATTCGGATGGAATGTCCAACCCAATTATTCGAGCCAGCATTAGTACGCTTTGCTTGGTAAGTGTCAGCCGCCGCCACAGCATGTTCATTACTTGAGTCGTGGCTAAACTGCCAAGCCCACGTTTCTGCCGCACTGCGATTCTTTTTAATATCTACAAAATCAGTCCAGCCAGATCGAGCAGTTGCAAGACCAGCATCAATATTATCCTCGGTTACAGCGACGGATTGGAACATGTTACCAACACCCGGGACACGACTCATGTTGTTGGTACAAAGTGTTTTGAACGCACTATCTGTTGGCGTAAAGTCCGTTGTGATAGAACATGGAGCCTTGCACAGGGGGACGAATGAGCCGCTTAACCCCGTAGCCACGCTTGTAGCACTACCGCCATTTACTCGAACATCTAAGTTTGAGCCGTCAAATTCAAACTCTAGAACATCGGACGCAGCCGCAGTGTACGTTGTCTCAGTCTTCGCACTACTGACTAACTCAATGCCATAAGCCCCACCTGATCCGGCGTCTGTTACCTTCCACGTGAACGGAACTGACCCGTCCATAAGAAGAGTGCCGACTTGGTGTACGGTCCCACTTACAGTCAGGTTGCCGCCTGTAAGGGTACCGCTGCGGTTTTCATGAAGAGCGTTGAACATCCAAAACACATTCGTCGGTGTGGACGTGACTTGGCTTAAAGTGCCTGACAACGTGGCGTCACCAGCCGAACCACTATTCGTTCCCATTGCGCCCGCGTTCTCAAACATGAACAGGTATTCGGGCGAGAGCGGCGTGAGGTCTTTCGCTTTCACGTTCCCTGTTCCAAGATCAAGATCGAGGAAATTGCTAGGCTCAAGGACTTGACCGATCAAGCACGTGTTGCCGCCAAGGTAGACATCGGCGTAACTCGCCGCGTAATCAGATTTGAGAAAGTAGTGAGTGCCCGTTGTGAACACACTCGATGTAGAATTTTGTGCAGGGTTCGTGGTCACTGCGAAATCTGTTTCACGAGTGAGATCGTAGTACACGCGCATACGATCAAGTGCCGTTGCGTTGGGCGTGTCCATCGTCAGTGTGATTAGATTAAACGCGGAGTAATCTCGAAGCTTGCGAGTAGTTGTACGGCGACCTACAACCACACTGCTAGACGTAAACACAAAATCGAGTTGATCACTGGCATTGATTGTTACGTGAACAAAATTAGTGCCAGTGCCGTCGCCAGCCGCAAACACAGTTTGCGCCCCCGGCTTAATAAGTCCGAGCGGAATGTGCAACGTAAACTGCTTTTGCTTCGCGGCGTCGGCTGTCGGCATAAACGACATATACGCGTTTGTCGCGGGGAGCGCGGCGTTAGCGATGCCGTAGCCTTTCAAAAATACCGCAATGGGAAACATCGGCGGGATCATAGCAGCGCCTCCATATAGACGTGCCCGGCGGTGCCAGATTTCAGGATAACCCAAATCCGATAGGTCGCCCCGCTGGGGATCGTGAGGCCGTCTCCGCCTTGCTCGGTTAACCCAGCACCCAGCGTAACCGTCCAATCGCCTCCGCTAGCCGTGGCGTCGATATACATCATGCCCTTGGTCTGGCCCGTGATGATGGTTGGAAAGGCCAGTGTCCGGCTTGCCGCCAACGTCCAATCGAAGGCGTTGGACGTGTTGAAATTCGGCGTTACCGTCGCACCGTCCGTCAACGATGCGCCCGTAATGCCATATCCAGCCGTCAGCACCTTGGCCTGATTGGCGAGCATAACCAGAGCCGGAAGCGAATTATCGATCTTTTCCCAGGTCGTTCCGTTCGACACAAGCCAATCCGCAACCTGCCAATCGGTTTCGCCGTCGATGCTCGTGGTTCCCGCCGTGGCGACGATGTAATAATGACCTTCATTCGCCGCCGCCGCCGCCGGGATCGTCGGCGTGTTGGTCGTGGCGTTCCATGTCCCTTGATATGAAAATGTTGTGATGCTGGCAGCACTGGCCGCCGCCGCGGTCGCGCTCGATAACGCCTTGGCCGCATGGTGGAACGCACTGTACTCGCCGGATCCGGTAACGTCCGAATCCTCGGCCTGTTGGGCCCAATCTTTTGCACTGCCAGTCGGAACGACCGTCCCCTGGGCGTACTCTTTGGCGCTGTACTCGCTGCCATCAACAGTCGCGCCGGTCTTGTTGGCCCAATCCGTAACCCTTTCTAGGTCGATAAATAAATCCCAATACTGGTTTGTATCTCGGTCTGCGGCAAACGTCCCGGCCGTATGACGCGCGGTGCAGATGTAAATATTTCCGGTGGTCGCAGCGTCCGTCACCAGATCGTTGATCGCGTAGACCGTGCTGGTTGCCCAGTCGCCACGATGGTTAATAATGAGATTGATGATGCCGGTATCATGGTCCGTGAAGCTGAGTCCGCTGACCACGGCAATCACGGGCTCATCGATATACACCGGTTGAGAGAACTTGCCTTCACTGTCCAGCGTCTGAGGGTTGCTCAGTGTTCCTGAGCCTGTGGTGCTGTCGTAGAGCGTGGCCAGGGTGCTGGTCTTGCCTCCGTTTCCATCGACTGTGTAAAGGGACGCTGAGGCGCCAATATATGCTTCATTGGCTATTGAGAACTGGTGAACGCATATACGCATCTATCAGGCCCCCCAGGGCTTTGCGCGCCGATGTCCGGAGCGCTCAGTGTTTGATGAATTGATTTTGGAGAGCTTTTTGAAAGCGATCTCGGCGTCACGGCGCATGCGATCAACCTCTGATGATGGCAGCCGCCGCACCGGACCATCGCCAATCTCTGCGGCCAAATCGGTGATGAGGAATTTCTGCCAGCCGTTGCGTAGGCCGTGCACGCGATTGTCTTGGGTGTCAGATACAGCTGGCGTTTCGACCTGTAAAAGCATCTTCAACGTTCCAACCACGCTGGGCACCGGGTACAGATACAACGTCTGCTCATCAGGGTCTGTCAAACGATCCAAATAGAAATGACTAGGCCTTCCGGACGTGTCCTTTTTCGAAAGCCCCTCATATTCACTGCGGCGCATTGGGTCCAGACCTTGAGAATTCGAGCCATCGTCATATTGAATGCTCACCACGCTCACAATTCCTTCAGTGGGATAGCTGGGACCAAGAAGCGTCGAAAGCACATACGATGCCTGATCGGCAGTCAGGGTCGCGCTCACCGTGTCAGGTCGCAGCCAGAAGCAGCCCTCCGTCTCCGACAGTTCAGCAAGATTGAGATCAAGCCAGTATGCGGCCTCTTGCAGCTCTTCACCGTCTGCTCCGCTGTCATTAATTGAAAACGCGCCGATCTTTCGAAGGGCGCGTTCACAAATTTGGCTAACTGAAAACTGACCTGACATCTGGTTACATCTCCGCCGTCATCGCAAACACGATGTTGTGAAACAGAATGTCTTTGCGCTTTTGCTCGTCAGGCAATTCGTTCCACGGCAACATGCACGGATGGGTCAACGCGGATGCATCTTTGATTTCGCCATAACTCCACCCGGCATCTTCCTTGGTTCTGATCCAATTGTCGTGTGCCATGAACGCGGGAGCGGTCGGATGGCGAAGAAAGAACGTCACACCATCGATTACGCTCTCACGTTGCCAATCTGAGGCGTCTTCCCAACTCGGCTGGGTGTCGTCGCCCAAAGTCGCACAATAGGCGCGATTGGCCTCATGGCAGACCATGGCGATGAGCTCGACGTCCATCATGACGACAACTGGCTCGACATATCCAAGATGTTGTCGAGCGTCTTGCCGTCCATTTCAAGCGGTGCGTTCTCGGACCCGCGACCCAAGCCAAAGACGGCCTTGGGCTTGTTCTGGATCAGAAATTTGACCAGTTCTTCTTTTTTGTTGGACTGTTTCATGCCTTCTGAGCCGTCCTGGCGCTTACAGCGTTTCAACAGAGCATCATGCGTCAGCTCATCCAGTCTGGCGATGACTTCGTCTTCGTCCAGTTCGACACGGCCGCCATCAACCTTCTTGTTTGAAACCGGCGTGATGATAGCGCCTTCGATGATGATGTAAGCCGTGGAATCAGGATCGTTCGGATCATGCTTATCGTTCTTCACGCGCTTTGCCGAGCGCACTTCAAAGGCCTTATCGACCAGGAACGAATAAGCGTCTTCAAGCGGCATGAAGGCGGGTTTGTCTTTGAACATTTCATAAGACTGCCCGCTGCGGGCCTCGTGCGTAGCCGATGCGCCGACCGCAAGGCTGACCTGTCGCACAACGGCATGTTCTTGGGTTGGTGTATTCATCTCCATATCCTCAATTCAGTTGGGGGGGGGTAACGTGCCCGTAAATAAGATGGAATGGGGGAACCGAAGCTCCCCCAGACCGGATCGCTTACGCTGCCAAGATGTACGGCAACAGGATGAAGCCCGCAGCGGTATCAGCCGCAGTGAGCAAGGTGTACGTGATGTAATTGCCATCAGAAACCATGGATTCCGGCACCAGCACACCAGCGCCAGATTCATCAGCGCTCAAAAGAGCGCCAATGGTCTGACCACCGGAAGCCAGCGTACCCTTGACCACACCAGCGGTTGCCACAGAGGCCGCAGCCAGGAAGCCGTTTGCATCGCCAGAGTTGGTGGACAACGTGCCCACATCAATGGTGATCGCGGCATCCGCAGTCGTGACGTCAAGGCCCGGCGTTGCCTGCACCAATGCCTTGGCAGGCAAATCGAAACCGGTATCGGTTTCAGTGGCGTCACCGGCTTGATCCGTGACAGAGAACGGAATCTTTGCCACTTGGGTGCGATTGGTCACGTCCACGGCAATGTCGGAGTCCGCACCGGGTACAAAACCGGCGTGGGTCACGAACTGACCGCCAGGGGCCATGATGTAGAGATCGACGCTATCGACACTGTCGGCAACGTAGAACTCAGCCCCTCCAGACGCCAGCGTGACCGGGTTGGACACGCTGGCGCCGGTGACGTCCGTAAGGCTGGCCTTGACGGCGCTCCCTGCGGTGCAGACCATGACCAAGCCACCAGCGGCGGCAATCATGGCACCGCGCGGAAAGCCGCCAATACCAGCGTACAGTTGGAAATCAATACGTTTCATAACTTCGTTTTCCTTCTGTCCTGGGGTTAAGCAGCAGCCGCGGTTTTCAACGAAACGACACCGTAATCTTCGGTGGCGTTGTCGTCGTACCGGGACTTGTACTGCGGTTTGAGCATGCCGATGATGCGACCCGTCGCAATCGCCGGACGGTTGTTGTAATCGGTGTTATCCGATTCCGCCCATTCGACATTGCCGAGCATCGCAGCACCTGCGGCGCACGCACCCATCATGAACGCTTGAGCACCATCAACGGTGCCGGACGCGCCCCATTTGGAACCAGAAGCCAGCCCCAGGGTGTTGTAGACCTTCTGATGGTCGTAGATGACCACGTCGTTCACCACCTTCTTGGCGTTGGTGAACAGCGGGTTGTTGAGTCCGCGTGGCATAGCCTGAGCGGTCAAGGTCTTATAGTCGGACGTTTTTTCCAGGTCGCGGCACTGTTCTGTGCTGAGCACCAAGATGAAGTACGTCTTGCCACCGGCACGGATGGGACGAATACGCTTGCGCTTGGCATGCGTTTTCATATCTGTGACCAGATCCCAAGTCATGGTGTCGGATGCGGTCAACGTCTCTTCAGACGTCGCGGCGCCGGCGTACATGATGCGATTGGTGGACGCCGCAACCACATCTGACGCAAAGCCCAATTGCGGCAACTGAGAGCTGGCGTCACGCGCAGAACCATCGGTGTTGAGCGAATAGGACCGACCGGCAATGGTCAGGAACTGCAACTCATCAACGACATCTGCAAGCCAGAACCCCAAGGCGTCTTTGGCCGAAACGCGAAAGCGGATAACCGTTTCCTGTTCGGACATTTTGCCTTTTGAGCGCACGCCATTGCGCAGCTGATCGATCTGGATGGTTTGGGAGTCAGCGATCAACGCTTCTTCGTTACCTTCCAGAATGTTGTCGCCCACAACGCCGCCGCCCGTCAGGTCAGTGACCAACGGAAGAACGGCTTTGGTGCCACGGGCGTCTTTGGTGAGTTCCGTAACACGAATGATCGGGCGGTTCATGTCCTGGGTGTTTTTGCCCATGAACGCGTTGGACATGAAGAAATTTTCATCACGTCCTTGCTTGGCTACGCTCGTGGCCTGCACAGTACGTTGCAGGTCCGAGAGTGCGCCGAAATCGGTAACAGCCATTTCTGGTGTCTCCCTTAACGGTGTCCCGACGTTTAGGATTAAGCGCCGAGGCGTTTTGCCAAACCCGGCATGCTGTCAAGGAATTCAATTCGCTCTTCTTCGCTCAGACCTTTCATCTTCGCGAGGATCTGAGTGTCGTTGAGCGTCCCTTCGGCAGCCGAGCCAATTTTGTTGATGTCAGGGGGGTGACCCGCCGCAAGATCGATCTTGTTGGCGCGCGCCTGTGCTTGTGGGCTCAGGCCCTGTTTTCCCGACGTTTGACCGTTTGGAGACGATTGTTCAGAGGACGAAGCGCCCGGCTGGTCATTGCTGGCCTGCTGGGTTGTTTGATAAAACTGGGCGTAATGATCATGGGCCATTTTGGTTGCCATGTTGTGCAAACGCATGGTTTCCAGCGCGCCGTTTCGGATGGGTTGCCCCTCTTCCTCGGCTTGTTGGTACGCTTGACGCACAAACCCATTCATCTGCTGCTCATCGAGCGTTTTGATGATGGGATACTTCGTTTCCAGTTCGACCAGATTTTCCTCGATGCGCGCATCCATGACGACCGGCTGGCTATCTTGGATTTGCTGAGCGGAACTGCTTTTGATGGTGTCGATTTGATCTTGCAGTTCGCGTTCTTTCTGACGAGCCTGCAAAAACGTCAATTCACCGTCATCGGCCTGTTGGTAGAGCTCATCGACTTGCTCGTTGAGCTCACTGATCTGCTCTTCCGGCGACTTCTGATGGGGATCGGACTCGCCCGCGTCGTCTGGGTCGCCCTGCTTTGCGCTGAGCGCACCTTCCGTGCGTGCCAGTTTAAGTTCAAGTTCCCGTTCCCGCGCCCGGCTCTCGTTGCGTTCTTGCATGAGAACCGCCAAGGGTACGGTCTTGCCCTTTTCGTCGTCGGCCTTATCGAGGATTTCACCGCCTTCTGGTTTGGCGTCTTCGCCTGCGGTTTTGTCAACCACCTGCTCAAACTCCGCGGCTTCGGCTTTGTCTGGATCATCTTCAACCGCACCTTCGCTCGCCGCCCGCTCTGCTTCTTCAAGCTCGCGCTGCGCTTCGTCAAAGGCATCGTCTTCAGGTGTTCTAAACTCTTCCTCGGCCTGCACCTCGTGCGGCTTTTGGTCTTCGTTCTTTTCGTCTTCGTTCTTTACGGTCATTTTCTACCTCTGCGCTTGGTAGCTGGCGAGACGCCCGGAACACCCGGCGACGGTGCTTGCGAATGCGGTCACAAGTTCCGAATGGCCACGATCACCCCCGGCCCCAGGGTTGCGCTGATAACGGCCAGCGCGTCCGATACGACCGATTACCCACGTCGGCTGGGCTGCTGATGCGGACATGACCCCGCGCTCAACAAAAAAGACCGCTCGATGAGCAGCCTCACATCCGGCAAAGCCGGTATCTCTTGAAGTGGATCAGGCGTTGGCCAGCTCTTCCGCTTTGGCCACAAGTTGATCCTTGGTCAGTTTCTTAACCGCCTTAGCGTCCAAGCCCTGGTCAAATTCGGTATTGAGGACGAGTGCGATCTTCACCTTGGTCATCGAAGACCAATCGCGATCAGCACTGGTATCCTCGACAACGGCGGCAACGTCTTTGCCACCCCAGATCAGGGCTTCAGGGCTGCCGTGCGGGAATGGATTGGGGAAATCAACGATGCGGTGTTCTTCGCACTTGGCTTTGACGATGGCTGCCGCACCGGCGATGTCATCACGCGGAACGCCAATCAAAGCCGCCGCAATATCGTTCTTGTGCTTTGGGCTGTGTTTCAGTGCGATCTCAATGTTGCGGTTCATGATGCGTCTCCGGTTTGAATGGCAAGGCTTCGCCCGTTGACCAGTACGCCAAGGGCAATTTCAATGGGGATCGGCCCTAACAGCTTCACCGTGTCACAGGGCTGTGTCTTTTCGACCAAGGTTTGCACGATGGCTCGGTTGACTGTTTGTTCGAACGATTGGTCTTGAAACATGGGGGAGCCTTATCTCAATGCCTCGTCTGGCCTTGGGCCAGTTTCAGTTGCTGATCAGGGGTGGCGCCGATGGCTTCCATGGCGTGTCCCCATTGCTGAAAAGCTTGCGTGGCATGATTGCCCCACACCTCCATGCCCCACTTGTTCATTTCGTCCCAGCGCACTTCGCCCGCCGTATCGATGGGAAATTGGATATCTCCGTCGCGGTCTTTCCACACCAGATAGAAGCGCTTGTATCCGTCATCCATCCACGCCCCGACCCAAGCGCCATCAAAATGCAGATGCTTGTTGAGGTAGCGCACCACAGCTCGGGCGTAATCGCGCTTGTGAGCGTTGGGCGGCGTCATGCCCTGATCTTTCTGCCAGTAATGCCACTTTCCGTCGCTGCGCAGCATGCAGGCCCAGCACTTGGTCCCGGCTTCGGTGTAGAACCAAGCTACCAAGCGAGAGGATAGCCACTCGTCCTTGAGGTTGTGGGTTCCGCCAACGATGCGGTCTTCGTTTTCGCTGAATTCGTTTGGCAGGATGATCGGTGTGGCGATGTCCTTGTGGTCCATATGTCTTGTGCCTTTATCTGTTACTGCGGCCCAGTGCTTGGCGCGCGGCCTCCATTGGCCATGTCGCCCATACCCGGCGACAACACTTGCCCAGGCATGCCCGGCGCTACGCCTTGCGTCATGACGTCGTCACCGGTGGGGATGCCCTGTGACTGCATGAAGGCCTGAACGCGCTGTTTGACCATTTCCTTTTGCGGGATGCTCGACAGGTCAACCGCCACATCCATAACGGCAGGAACCGGAATGATTTGTTTCTCGATCAACTCCATCAGCTCTTCAAATTGCGCCGACACGAACGATGCTGACAGCGGGGTCTCATCGACGCTGACGGAATACTTGCCGATGGTGACGTTGTTGAGGATCTCACCGGCCGCTGACTGTTCGTTGATCATCAGGCTGTCTTGAGATCCATCCTCACCCAGCACCAGCACCAGACGCGGTTCGGTGTAATGGTTCTGGATGATTTCCAGTTTCTTGCGCGCCACCAGCTCTTTGGTGCGGCTCATGTTGGTCATGTACTGCTGAATGGACAGAACACCGCCGCGTTGACGCTCGATAAGGGCCTTGCCAGACTGAACCCGATCAAGCTGGCCAAGCATGGAATCATTGATGCCTGAAATTTCCTTCAGGTCATCTGTGGACTTCATCTCCAAGCGTTCGTGATCGACGGGGCTGCCAGACGGGCCAATTTGTTGAGGCTTCATATGAGCCTCGCCTTTCCATTTGCCTAGGAACCCCGGCGAAGAAGAATTTTCTTCCCAGTTGTGCATTTGTTCGTCATCGACGCCATCTTCGTGAATGGTCCAGCCGCCGTTGGCGGTGCGTGAGATGATGTCGATTTGCGTGCTGCGGCGCTTGTTGACCTCCTGTTGCGGGTCCATTAAGTCGGCAACCATGCCCCGCGTCTGTCCACGACGGAAGTATGGGAAGAACGGCATGACGGTGAATGTTTTGTATGGCGACCAGTCATCATGAACGATGATATCGCCGACCAAGGTGGTCCAGCGCACCCGGCGAATGACCCGCTCATCGTAACGAATTGGTGAAACCCTGCCGAGTGCGGCGTATTTTTCTTCTTGCCACATCAAAAGGCGCTGAACTTTATCAAACTTCCAGTGATCCGGCAGCGCTTTCATCTGCCCTGTGTCCAGATCGATGACCATGCGGGTCTTCACGCGCTTATAATGTTGCTGGTCGATGATGCGGATGTTTTTGCGCGTTGGGTCAATATGGTTGTGCATGAACCCTTCAAAGGACCCGGCCGAACCATATCCGTACTTCTGCATCTCCGTATCGCCGCCAAACGTGCGCCACGGTGTGATTTCATCGGTAATGTACTGCGACACGGCGGCTGGCATACCTGCATAACCACCACCCATCACAAGCGGTTCAATAAGGCGGCGAACAACGTTGCCGTACATGGCCTCCATGTCTTCGATGGAACCCCAACGGCTGGTTGTCACTCGGCTTGATTTGTTGATGTCGTACTGGTCGCCATCGCAGTCCAGGTAGACCGCGAACGGGTCCAGCGCCGAACAAGCCCCTTCTCCCAGTTCGTTCTCTTCAAAATCCAGGCGAAAATCGTAATACCCACGCCCGCCAATGAGGCCATCCATGAACACTTCCGTATCCACATACGATTGCTGGCTGACCTCAGACATCTGCTTGGCCGTCTTGGTCAGCGCCAGGGCGATTTCTGCCGTTGAGCTTTCATCATGAGACGGTAGATACTTCTCATCGGTGCGGTTGTTGGAGAAATAGCCCATAACCACACGAACCAGCGGCGCGATCTTGTTGAACGTCAGTGCTGGGCGTCCATCATCGGCAAGCTCTTTAAGAGCTTCAACGGTCCATTGCTTCCCCTCGACGTATTCGGTGCATTTCTTCGCCACTTCAGCCCACGTCGCATGGGCGGCTGCGTCCCGCTCAAAGCGGTCGCTCATCAGCAAGACGGTTTCCCAATCCTGCTTAGGTAATGGTTTGCGAGCACTGAGGGGACCATAGACCATGACTTACCCCGTCTTCTCGGCGTTTGAGCTGCCGACAAATGAATCGATACGACCGTTGATACGTTCCAATCCAGCCTGTAGCAGAGATGAGTGTTCCGCTTGGCCTCGTTCTATGCGTGAGATGTGCTGCATCAAATCGTCACGCCTGACGTAATTGTCTTTCACATCATCGACCCGCCGGTGAAGATCATTGATGCTTTGTGATGCCGCGGCGCGATCTTCGCGTAGTTTAGTGACCAACCAGCGCCACATGGCGAACTGGCTGCCCATCACAACCGTTGCAAGGCTCAAGATGGCGATAACGGTCGATGTTTCCATGTACGGGCTCCTTGATATTTAGCTGCTCTGCCAGGAGCGCTTTTTCCGCTTCATGCTCTTCATCCACGCCGGCGTTGTGTCGCCATCATTTTGCGGCTTCGGCCAGACCAGTCCCGGTAGATCCAGGATGGTGGCTTTGCAGTCGAGGATGTCGTCGTGCTTACAGACTGGGAAAGCCGTGTATTCTTCTCTGATGAATGTTTTCGTCAGATTGACGGCTTTACCTTCCCAATCGGTGCGGATGATACTTTCCGGCTCAAGCCAGCGCCCACCCTCATAGATCGGGATCAGACGCTTGATACGGTCAGCTTTAGAAAGCGGACTGCCGACCGGCTCGATGGTGAAGCGATAGTTTTGTTCTTTTTGAAGGTGTTCAATGTGTTCGATGTCGGCTTCAAGCCCGTATCTTTGATAGCCGACCTTTAAGGGTTTCCAGTCCCGATGGAGCTGAAACAGTGTGGTTGCCCGCTCAGTGAGGCTCAATCGGTCCCGTACGCGATCGAGCGTGTAATAATTCCCGTCAGGGCCAAGCCCAACGACTTCCATGACGGTATAATCAAGGTTGGTGTTCTTCTGCTCTTTTCCCGCAGTCGTGCGCCCGCCTCCGCCAGCCTCTTTCAGCTTTCGCCCGCTAGATGGATCGACCAAAATGTAAACATTCAGGTTTTTTGCATGCTCCGCAGGCCAGAACACAAGCCAGTCTTCGTTGAAGCCCTGCGCGCTGTCTGCCGTTGGGTCCAGAAGCATCTGAGCCCCGAAGGTGTATGGCCCTTGATCCTTGCGTCGTTTCTTGAGGAACTCCGGCGTGCGAAACGCGCAATTCTCAGGTGAGAAGTCCTCCGACCCATCCAAGGTGCAAGGGTGTAAGCGAACCCTGACCGATTCACGATCGATCATCTCCTGATAGCTGTCAAACTGGTGATACCGGGTGCCAGCGTAACGGTCCCAACCACCTTCCGTGCCCAGGTTGGTAGACAACTCCCACATTTTTGTGGTCTTGGCGATCTGATCCGGCGTGCCGACTGAATCCTCAGTCACCACATCGTCATAGTTCAGAATGAAAAAGTGCTTGCCGGTCGGCTGGCCATCAACCAAGCCCCACGCCTCAACAGTGGACTCACGCGGGTTGCTCTCTCGTTTAACCGTGATGCCGTCCGATTTGGACCACACGGGGGCCTGGCTCTTCGGTCGTTCCCACAAAACATCCGGGAACAGCGCCTGAAGCCTCCCGTTGTTCTCAAACTCCTGCTTGATCATGTCCAGGAAGTCACCGGCAATGCCCTTGGTGTGGCTGAATATACCGATGGTGACTTCGCGACCGTTGTACCTGGGCTCCGGCTCATCGCCGTGACTGCCCAGAATGTCCTGAATGCTCAGGCCAAACGTGATGATCGTGGATTTGTAATGCTCGCGTGCCCACAGATCCAAATGACCGTGTGGGCTTTCCTGAACTTCACGACACCGATCAAACAGCCAATCCTTGTTGATGTCAGGCCGGTTAAGCGAAACCGTCAGCAGGTAGAACAAATCATTTCGCGACAACCAGCGCTGCGCCCGTTGCAGATACGAATAATCCCCTGTGCTCTCGCCGTTCTCTTTGGCCTTCTGGTCAAGTTTTACCGCATCGACCAAGACATCTTCGTAAAACTGGATCGCCGCTTCCCGTTCAAGCGGAAGAACGTCAGGTAGTCCCATTGCGCCTGAAGATCGCGTCCATTGCAGCTTTCACTGCTGCCGGGGTTTTGTCTTCAATCTCAATGGGCCCGCCGCCCTTACCCGTTAATTCAAGCTTGTCGTTAAACGCCTGCACCACAACGTGCTTACCGATCAATTCAATGCGTTTTACGCGCTCCGATATTTTCAGCTTGGTAACGGACCCGATGTGGGTCTTTTTACCGTCAACCGTCTCATACTCCTGAACAACATCTATCCCGGACACCAAGCCCTTGCGCCATATCTCAGGCCAATCATGAATAGGCTTTAGTGTGCCGTTGTCTTCGTAAAGGTCGGCAAGGTCAGCGTTGACCTCAAGAGCAAGCCTTTCCAATACCCAGGATGCATCGACGCCCGTCTTTTCTGACCGCTCGATTTTCTTGGCATCAACGGCCTCGGCAACCTTAGCATTGCTTAACAAGCGCGACCCTTGAACCTCTGCCGTCTTTGGGCTGTACCCAGCGCGGATTGCTGCCTGAGTTGCGTTCAGGTCAATAAGGTATTCATCGACAAAGAGCGTCTGCTTGGGGGTAAGCTTTTGCTTGGTCATGAGACCTCTCGGAAATCAGCAAGGCGGAGCCGGTTTCCCAGCCCCGCCCGCGGTGAACCGTCCGCCCCCCAAGGCCAGGATGGTCTTCACACTGTGTTGATCGCGCTTGGGGTCAGCGTGGTGAAAGGATTGGAGCGGCCTGTCGGGATCGAACCGACGCACATGGGGTGGAAACCTATTGCTCTACCACTGAGCTAAGGCCGCAGTGATTTTCGTGCAGGGCAAGGCGCTACTCTCGCCGTGAAGCGCGCGTCCCTTCCTAAAGGGCCACCATATTAAATTCCTCGGGCTTCTAGAAAGCCTTTGGGTATCCAGATATCGCTGGCTGCTTGAGTGCTTGAGTGCTTCGCTGCACGAATAGAAAACCCGCCCTGGTGCGCATCAAAGAGAGGCGGGGCGGGAGTTATTGTCGGTTTAGCGCGTGAACTTTTCTTGGGTAAGGGTTCCAGACACCTAAGTGACAGCCGCGAATTAAATCAGGGGCTTTCTTTTTTCACCTCAACCAATAGACCTTCTCCGTGAAGCAAGCAAAACTCTATCAATTCCACGGCAGCGCGATCACATTCCTTGTTAAGGCGCGCAAACTCTGTTGCGCTGTCCTGGCTTGCGGAATCCACATTAAATGCATCCGAAGCGGCCAGCGCCTCACTGGCATCAAGGAGAAGAATATTAAATTGAGGCAGGTTTTTCATCGGATATTCCTAAAGAAAGACCCGCTACCGGTGTCCGGGCGGGCTGTAGGCATACTTTCTAAGATGCATAAAAGTACCTTTTGACGGTCCCCAAGTCAACAGCTTGTTCCCGATTTGTTTTCGTCTGGCACATGTGGTGTGCTTTGCACCTCCGATAATCACGCCGTTCCTGCGTCTAAGTTCTCAAGACTCAACTCCACCGGGCCGTTTTCGCGGTCGATGCATAACATAAGGTTAAATGCACCTGTGGGCTAGTTGTATCCATGCACTTTGACGTATCCGCCGTTTTTGTGGACCAGCTTCGCCAGCACTTCCATCATCAAATTGGGATATTCCAGTAATTCACTCATGGATAAACCTCTGTTTGCCAGTCGACCAAAATGCCGGTTTCAGGTCAAAATCTGGTTGTTTTAAGCAGAACTCCGCCGTTTTTAGGTGTCGACAACCAAGCTCATGTTGAAAACACTAAAACAACAAATATTATGTGCAGCGCAAACACGAAAGCCCACAACCACAGATCTAGTTTCTCATTCATATCTGCTCCATTTGACATCTTTAAAAGCCGCGAGTGGCGCTTCTCAATGCGTGTTGCTAGTGCCTCGCCGTCCATATTGGCCTCGTTTCAGTTACTCGAAAATAGTTGTTGACTTCATACACCGACGGTGTATATTTAAATCATCAACAGCGCGTTGGGGTTGGCCCGATGCAAGAGGTAAGGGACCTGAACAATGAAAACCGCATTTATATACAAAACAGCTTTCACCAATGGCCGCGCCGACTTTATGGATTTGGTTGTCGCTGACGACGCCGTATCCGCCGAAGCTCTGGCGACCGCGATCATCCGCAATATCTCCGACGATCTGGGTTGCGACGAGTGGGCCGAGGTCAATGTGATCGGTCCCCTTGCAACCGACCCGGCATCTTTGGCCGAAGAGTTCACCACCCAATGACAACCGTTTTTTCTCTTCTCTGTCAGGTATGCGGCTTCTCTCAAAGGGAGGCCGCAACCTTTCTTGACGCACGGCTCGATACCGTTAAGTCGTGGTCGGCTGGTCGTAACCCCGCACCACCAGGTGTGCTTGATGAGATGGCCGGGTTGGCGGCGCGCATTGACGATGCTGCTGATAACGCGGTTGATTTGATCCGCGAACAAACAGCAGTGACCGTTGGTGACGGCGTGGTTGAGCTTGGCCTCGCCAGCGACGACTTTGAGGCTCAAGGCTTGGGATGGCCGTGCGTTGGCGCGCACAAGGCGGTGCTTGCCTTGACAATCTCGCGTGGCATGGGGGTGGGATGTGCCTTCAACGTGGTCCCACGTGGATCGATGCAAGCCAGCGCGGCGGCGGCTGATATTCACGATTTGCATCGCTGATTCCTCGTTTCCGTTGTTGTGTATTTCCGTCGCACAAAATAGTTTGTCATGCATATTTTCCGTTTGGTTGACGACAAAAGGCTCCCTAACGGGCAAGCGCCACAATTGCGTACTTCCTTATTTATTTGGTACGTCCGCCACACAATTATAAACTGGCCAATGATGAGCGGAATTTGCAATCCAGCAACCCACGCAATGATCTCCCATTGTTCTTGTGTCATTACAGCCACCTCATCAGCTCTAAACCTTCCTAATCGGTCACGTCGTATTCGGTGAAATGTTTTTCCGCCGCTGTAATTACGTCACGGATTGAGCGTATGAAATTGCAAGACGGATATTTCAAATCTGTCATTTGCTCTTTCAGCTTTTTCCAATCACCAACGGTCATTGTGTGCGAAAGGGTGGCTTGCATTTCGTCAGTATTATCAAGGCTAAATCGTGTCTGTACCATGTCTCAAATCCTCTTTTCGTTACCTTGTATGGATCTCGCTATCTGGTATGGCGGCATACAAGATAAGGCTTAGCTCGCCTCGCCCTGCGCCTTAATCCGTTCCTCGATGTCGCGCATCGCGCAGTTCCAGCCTTCTTTGAACCGGCTGTGCAGGTTGCGGCCCCGGGCGGGGACTTTGACCACCTCCTCAAGACAGGCCGCGCGCTCTTCCGCTCTGGCGTTGGCGTCGATGGCCTTGAGCATTTCATCTGTCGGCTCTCTCATGGCCTCTATGGCGGCGCGGGCAAGATTTCGTTCAGGGTCAAGCACAGAGGCGACAAAGAACCCTCGCTCCACACCATGAACCACCTCGGCGTAAGTTATATCGGCATTTCCGTAAAACATTGAGCGCAGCTGTGGTGTGCTCATTACATCGAACAGCGCCTCTGCCACCCGCTCAATCATCTCGTTGCTCATGGCTTGCCTCCTTAATGATGTCCGTCACG